ATCTTGTCGATCGCCTGCGCCTTGCGCCGCTGCTCGTGCTGCAGCTGCTTGACGTCGCCGAGGAACTCCATGCCCGGCCCGTAGCCGTAGACGTCGCCGCCGAGTACGTCCCAGCGCGGCACAAACGCAGGGAAGCGGTCGAAGCCGTCCTCGCGCAGCAGGCGGTCGTCGTCCGCGCCGACCTCAATGTACAGGTCCGCATACGGGCGGTTCAGGCCGTCCATGCGGTTCAGGTCGCGCTCCTCCTGACGGCGGGGCTGGATCAGGTGGATCACCGGCACCAGCTCGTCGTAGCTCTGCCGCTGCCACAGCGCCTTGACGGTCTGCGACACCTTCGACCAGTCGATCTTTTCCGCGACCGGATCCCAGCAGAACTGCTCGACGATCTGCGAGACGGTCATGGTGAAGCGGCGGCCGATCGTGTCGACCTGACCGAAGTCGTTCTCGGCGATGACGTACTCGCCCGCCGTGAAGTTGCGGTAGTGCGCGTGCAGCTGCGGGTGGCGGCGGCGGAACACCGGGCCGGTGCCGAAGGCGCCCAGCTCGTAGTAGACCGTCGACGCGGTGTTGTAGAAGTTGGTCGAGGACAGCACGCGGCGCAGGATCGTCTCGACCTCGCCGAGGTACCGCTTCACGCCGGGCTCATCCATCATCGCGTCGTCTTCCGTCATCAGACGGAACCACGGCCGCGCCGGGCTGGTGAGGCCGCTCATCATACCGGCCGACAGGGTGCGCAGCGCGAGCCCTGCGGTGTTGTCCACGATCTTGGTGGTCCGCTTCCGGCCGCGCGTGTTCTGGCTCTCGTCGGTCAGGTAGCGCCCGCGCCGCGGCAGCATGTAGTCGGTGATCTCGATCCACTGCGACCGCCAGCTGGAGCGGTCGTTCTCGAGCTTCAGCCAGCGCTTGTACGCAGCCCCGCGCTTCCCCTTCGCAGGGCCTGCAGACAGGTTCTCAGGGGTCTGGGGCATGGTCGTATCCTTACTGGCCGGTCAGCGACTTGAGGGCGCGCTGGACACTGCCCATCAACGGGATGCCGCGGCCGCCGCCGGTGTTGCGGATGTTCTCCGGGCCGCGGGGCCGGGCCATGCCCGGGCGGCCCGCAGCGGCGCGTGCGGCGTCAGCCTGCGTCGGTGCAGGCGGCGGTGCGGCGGGCGGCGGGGGCGGCGCGGGCGCGGCGCCGCCGCCGAAGCCCGGCAGAGTCAGGTCGATGCGCATGTGTTCGTCTCCTTCAACAGTGCTTGACGCAGCTGCCACGGCGTGAGCGCCCAGCTGCGGAAACCGATGACCTGCTTCGTCAGGCCGACGCAGTTGTTCATGACCGCCGTCGTCCTGCCGCGCTCGGCGGGCCGGTACGGCACCAGCAGCGCCTCATACCCGTAGATCCGGTACGTCGCCGCCGCCTCTTCCGGGGTGCCGGAGATCGCGCGGACGTCGATGCCGACGGTGGACAGATCAACCAGCACGCTGATGTTGTCGGCGTTGACCGACGGCACCACGCAGAAGACGTGCTGGTAGCCCTCACGAAGCCGTGAGGCAAGCCAGTGGCTGCTGTCGCTGGTGAAGATCACCGCCGCCTGCATGGTCAGACCTCCTGCCCGAGCATGCGCTCGACGTCGCCCGGCGTGCGGATCGCGGCGCTGCCGCCCGGCACGTCGAGCCCGCGTGCGCCGATCTCGCGCTTCGCCACCGTGACCAGCTGACGATCGCGCAGGAGCTTCTCACGGCGGCGCTGCTGCCGGGTCGGCTTCGACACCGCCGCGGGCTTGGGCTGCATCGCGCGCTGCTCGGCGATCCGCTTGCGGGCGCGCTTCGTCCCCTCACCGACGGTGATCGTCGGCTTGCGCAGCGTCAGGCGGCTGTAGAGCTGATCAAGGAAGTCGATCGGCCGGTCCTCAAGGACGACGCCCAGCGGCAGGGTGCGGTGCTTCGGCATGCGGTGTCTCTCCTGTCACCACGGGTCGTAGTCGCCGCCGTCCGGGTCGGCCTGCTGGCCAAGGAAGCCCGGGCGGCTGGGGTAGACGGGCAGCGCGTAGGTCAGCGCCAGCGCGTCGCCGAGGTCGGGGCTCGAGAGGCCGCGCTTCTTCATGTCCTCTTTGCTCTCGAGCTTGAGCTCGTTCTTTAGGGTGTAGCCGTACTCGACGCTGGTCAAGTCCGTGCGCAGATCCTCCATGTCGGGGAGCCGCACACCGGCCTGCAGCGCGTCGCGCAGGTTCGACCACATCTGCGCCCGCATGTTCGCGAGGCCGGGCTGGGTCGCCTTGCTGCCGAAGTTAACCTCGACAACATCGAGGCCGAGCTGACGGCAGCGGTCGATCACGCCGCCGCCCACGCCGCCCCCGTCGATCAGGATCGCGTCAGGCCGCTTGGCGTTGGCGATCTCGGCGATGCGCGCCGCCAGCTGCATGGTGTCGACCTTCTGCAGGATCTGGGTGCGCCAGTCGTTCTGGCTCGACGCGTCGCGCCCCTGACGGAGCCAGATCACCGACTTGTCGTCGCCGAAGCGGGCGACGTCGACCGCCATGACGAGCGGGTCGTGCGGCTGGACGGCGACTTCGCGGCCGACGTTGTCCTCGTACAGCGACATCGGGATGAGCTGCAGGGATCCGGCGTCGGGGAACATGCCGCGGACGCGGACCTTGAAGAAGTCGCTGTCCTCGCCGTAGTCCTCAGCCCACTGCTGGAACAGCGCCTTGTTGGTCTGCTCGACGTCGCGGCTGTCGATCCAGCGCCGGTGGTAGCGGGTGCGGAACCGACCTTCCATGTTCTGGTAGAACCGGCCGGTGTTCCGGGTCGGGTTGCCGAAGTCGAACGTCATGGGCTCGCCGTCGGTCAGGCCGCCCTCGCGCACCTCGAAGATCTTGTCCGGGATGCCCGACGCCTCGTCGAAGATGTAGAACGGCGTCGAGTTCGCCGCGTGCAGACCGGCGAACGCCTCCGAGTTCTCCTCGCGGCTGGTCTGGGCGTCGCAGCGCCACTGCTCGCGGTAGTCCTTGTGGTAGTAGTTCATCGACCCGGCGCCAGCGTTCAGCTGCCACCAGTGCCGGGTGATGCCGAGGTGGTGCCACTTGGCCAGCTCGGCCCACGTCTTGGTGCGGAGCTGCTCACCCGTGTTCGCGGTGACGACGCCCTTGGCGAACGGCCGCGTGTCCATGATCCAGCGGATCAGCCACGCGACGATGGCTGATTTCCCGATGCCGTGACCTGACGACGTGCTGTACTGCAGCGGCGCGACGGCGTTGACACCGTCGAAGCGGCGCTGCGCCACCTCGCGGCCGACGTCCTCAAGGAACTCGCGCTGCCAGTCCTGCGGCCCGGTGCGGCCCTGCAGCTGGCCCTGACCCCACGGATAGCTGAACAGGACGTGCCCTAGCGGGTCGTCGTAGAACTCGGCGATCTGGAGGACCAGTTCGCGCTGGATGTCCTGCTCGACGCTCACAGTCACGCACGCTGCTGGTTGGTGGGTGCCGCCTCGTGGAACGCTTTGACCTCGGCTGGCGTCTGGTCGATTACCGCCTGCGCCTCGGCCCGCTCGGCATCATCCTGCACGATCAGCGGGTTTGTCACAGTCTCGGTGCCAGTCTGCTCGTTAGACATCTCTGCCGCACCTCAATTTAGGGGGTTACCAAGTTGCGATTGCTACGCGCTTCCAAGTGTCGGTTGCCACGCAGACGTAGATGTAGTCGGCATCCCAAGCGATTTCCCCTTGGTTGCCTGCGGCCCCTGCCGTTGCAGGAGTTTGAGCCGTGCGGACACGAATGCTGTCAGCGTTTACGTCCAGCCCATCGCTGGTGATCGTGCCAGTGACATCTACGCCTGTGGCGGTGGTGGCGAGTTTGACTGCGTCGTCGTAATAAAGGATAATTGCACCGTTACTTGAGGCAACTAAATAATTTTCATCACTAGGCGAACGAAGAAGCAAGTCAGCGGCACGAATAATTAGAGACCCCGTGCCTGTCTCATAAATATAGCTGTTTCCAGATATTGCAAAAATCTGTAGCTCAGACCCAGCTCCGAAGATGGCTTTGGAATTATCA